GCCCATTGAAGGAACCATAAACCATAGCGTTCCCATCTGGGAAATACCGTACTTCGGCTTTGTTCGAAAGGCTCGTAAGCTCTTGTGGAGCGGAGTTAGCACTATAGCTCACAGATCCAGACTGGATCATAGGAACAGGGAAACGACTCAACTCCTCATCAAGAAAATCCTGTGCCACTCTGAGGGCGTAAATACGCCCTGGCCCCAAAGCAACATGGATACCCAAAATGATGGGTCCAACTCCCCCTTCAGAAAGAATTATCGAACCACAGTCACCGTCAACGGTGGGTTGCTCACAACACATCTCCCACACATCAATTGCTTGATCTGAAATCGGGAGCGTTCGAGAGATTACCCTAGCACGGAAAATATTCTGCGTTTTGATATCTCCATCCCTGGTTCTCTGCATCATGATACCACAGTGCACACCCTTAAGAGAAGCGCTACCGAACAAGTCGGTCATCTTCCTCCGGGGTCGTACCTGTGGAAACCAAATAATGCAAAGATCTTTGTCGGGATACCTACGAATCATAACACTCGTGATCTGAACGTCGTACTGTTCCCTTACCCCATCTATGGAGTTATTGGTTACAATACGTGCCCTCAAACCTTCGCCTGTCGGTACACCATGGTTATTAACCAAGTAGTACTGCCCACCCAGACAGAAACCCTTTGTGATTTTGGGCACAAAATCAGGTTCGTCAATTACAAACCTGAGATGCACACAATTTTCAGCCACAAGACTACGAGTCTTATCACGATCAACACCCTTCATGGACAAAGTCCTTCGGGTGATATCAAGATCAGTGAGCTTATAATCCTCTTTGTACCAAACATTAGGGATTTCCTTCTCATCTTTTTGGGGTGCTGAACCAATCTCCTCTTCACGAGAAAGACTAGCGCCTTGAACGACATCAGCTTCTCGTCGCATGTTCCTGAACAATGAGAACAAAGCTCCCATAGCCAACAAAGCAGCAACTGTACTCGTGATCACTTCCAGACGAAGACCTCCCAACCGACATTGTTGGCACCTGCCACACATCTTTGCATAGTAGATCCCAACTCTCGACGTAGGTAAGAACATCCTATCTATCATCTTACTCAAGAAAAGGCCAAACATCCAGCGAAAAAACACTGGACTAGTGAAGTAAACCCAAATTAAGGATATCACAAAGCTATCTTTACAGTAATCAATTATCGATTGTCGACAATCGAGTTTCTCTCCGAGATTCTCGATCGACTCCCTCAATTCTTGATATTTGCGCACAGACCATGAGGCCTGTATGTCAGCAACATCTGGTTCGTCACCATCTTGAATGCTGATTGCGCAGTTGCAAATGGCCTCCGAGTGGTAACATGTCTTGCAGACTTTGATCTTCTTCATCTGCTCATTGCACCTTTGTTCTCGATTCTGTATGGCAAAGTACGAAACACTTGTTTTGCCAAACCATGCAAGCATGTCATTCACGTCAGTGAATTTGTGAACTAACTTGTGGCTGGCGTACTCAATGCCATTTTTCTGATTCAAGGCATGCGGCTCCACCAAGTAGATTTCGAACTCCCAAAAATCGGGATACTCTCCATCATTGATATCAGGCAATTGCTTACCGTCAATCATGGTGGCATTAAGCAAGTACTCC